TCTCGCTCGATACGAACGCGGCTGGACTGGATCAATGCTTGATGTCTGGGCCGAGGACGCCCAATCCGAAATCGACCGCCTCACCCGCGAACTCGCAGAGGCCAAGGCGCGGGCTATCGACTGGATCACGCACCCCGAAACGATTGAGGCTAAGCGTCAGTGGGACGCTGTGGCTGAGGCACTTGGCGCTGACAAGGATTGCCCGGATTCGGTTCTGAGAGCCGCCAAGGCGCGGGCTGGCTCCGCTTCACTCCCCGATGGGTGGGTGCCTGTGCCGGTAGAGCCGACTGGAGGAATGGTCGATAGCGGGTTCTTTGCTCTTTTGGAGGCCGAGACAGACGACAACGGGGCTTTGATGTTTTCTGCCGCCGAAGTGATCTACCGCGCCATGCTCTCCGCCCGCCCCGAGTCCCCGCCTAACTGCTTGCCGAGTAAGGAGTGCCCTACGTGCTACGCAGACGGTGTATATGACACAGATGGAAATGGCCCAATGGACTGCTACACATGCGGGAAGAAAGCCGCAAGAAAGGAGCCCTCCGATGTCGAATGATCCCAATGACTACCGCCTTCCGCCATTCCCCAAAGACTATCAAGGCCTGTCTCGCGACTGGCTAGACTACGGCCACGCCTGCGCCGAGCATGTGAGGGTGCCGCTTCTCGCGCGGATTGCGGAGCTGGAGGCGGAGGCAGTAATCATCCGAAACCAAAGAGAACGGTTTGGTGCAGAGCGAATCCGACTCCTTGACGATAGGGACAGGGCGAAGGAGGTGAGCGACCGCCTCCGCGCCGAGCTTGCTGCGAAGGCCGGGGAGGTGGAGAAGCTGCGGGCGGACAAGGCCCGGATCGAAGAAGTGCAGAACGATCACTTGCGCATCGAGCCGTTTGAGATGCGAACTCCCGGCGGAGACGACGCCGACGTTGGCTGGCGTATCTACTCCCATCACCAGCAGGCGCCACGCTTGCGCGAGGTCGCTTGCCACTACGCCGACGACCTGCGCGCCGCCATAGACGCCGCCATCGCCGCCCGCAAGGGAGCCTCGCGAGAGGCGGACGAGGGAGCCGAAGGCGACCAATTGGGCGAGGGGAGCGAGGGATGAACCGGGTATTCGTTGACATGGATGGCGTAATCGTTGACTTCGACGCCTACAAGACCGCTCAAGGATTGACCGGCGACGAAGTGAAGCGCAAGCCAGGCGCCTACTTGGAAATGCCCGCAATCCCCGGCGCACTCGCCGCCGTGCGGAGTGTGATCGGCATGGGCTTCGATGTCTGGATTGCGACCAAGCCGCCGACCGGAGTGCCGTATGCCTACAGCGACAAGGCGGCTTGGATCTTGCGCGAACTGCCCGAGCTGAAGAGGCGCATCATCGTGACGCACGACAAGGGGCTGCTGGGCGACGCTGGCGATTTCCTGTGCGACGACAGGCCGCACAAGGCGAACTGCGAGAGCTTTGCGGGGACGCTGCTGCGGTTTGTCGACGGCTACCACTGGCCCCAGGCGCTGGAACACCTGCGCGCAGCCAAGCGAGCCGCCCAGGCGAAGGAAGGTGCGGAGTGAGCAACGGCGACAGCTACAAGCGACGCGCGGTCACGCCTGACGAGTACCAGTGCGGGTGCCGATGGACAAAGTGGGAAGGCGGAGATCAGTTGATCGAGTGCCAAATCCACAAGGCGGCAACGGAATCGTCCGTGCGGGCGTTCGACAGAGAGCGAGCCGCCCGCGCGGCGAGGGAGGGGAAGTGATGCCCGAGAAAATCCCGAGCATGTCCACGATGCCACTGTGGGCGGAGCCTATCGCTCGCCTGCCGCAGCCCGAGGATGACAGCGTGATCCCGATGTGGGTGTGGGCCGCCCAGCCCAACAAGGAACCCACCCCCGAATGACCACCCGAAACCCCGCGAGCTGTGCTCGCCACATTCTAGGTGTCCTCTGGACTCCTCTTGACACCACCAACATCGACCGGTGGTGTGATTGGTACGATGGATATCTCCACGCCCGAGGGTCTACCGCCTCCGGGAAGGGCTCTAGGAAGGCCCACAGGACCGACCAACGCATCACCCAGTACCTACCCCCCGGCTATCTGTGTGTTGACCTCCTAGGGGCTGACGGATGGGAGCGTGGGATGTTCGGAACTTGGTTCAAGGAAGACCCGATCTGGGGGCTATTGTGGAATGCCTCGGAGAACACCGATGGGGTGCGATCCTCGGATGGTCTTAACCCCACCCTTGAGTTCCGGGTCCAGCTTCCGGGTTCCTCCCGGTTCTCGGGGGCCATCCCTTCCTTCGGAAAGAGGTGCTACTACGCCTTGTTCCACAACCACCTGAAGGTTCCCGACACCCTCCCCGAAGCTCTGCGCAATCTGGGCCACACCCTAAAACCTGTCAAGGACTTGGCCGCTGGGTAGGTGCCTGATCCTAAAGACCTTTACAATTGTTATCCCAACAGTCAGCCCTCAGTCAGCTAGGTAGCTGTACCTTCGTGGTAGGTGCCCTCTAAGAACGAAGCGGGAACGGAGCGTGAGCGAAGTGGACGCGGAGTTGAGAAGGGGGGTTGGTTGGAATGGATAACCTTTCTAGGAGTAATACCTATATGAAAACCGTACGAGTGCGTGTGTTTGTGAGTGTTGATGCGGGTGGGGATTGGGCCGCCGCAGGGTGTTTCCTGATGACAGAGGATAGGGCGCTGGCCGAAACTAACCACAACCCCAAACAACATATCGGCTACTGGATCGAAGCTGACCTCCCCCTCCCCAACCAAGCCCCTGAGATTGTGGCTACCGTTACGCGTGCCTAAGCACGCTTTTCCCCGAGGAGATTGCTATGACCCTTAAACTCGAAGCTGGTAAGAAGTACCGCACCCGTGGTGGTGATGAGGTGGAGATTCTGAGGACGGATGTTCGGGATGAGCAGCCTGTTGTGGGTATTGTCACAAAGTCTGATGGTAGTCAGTATGTCAGCGAGTGGAACACAGATGGGTCTTTTTGGCCCGACGGGTTGGAGTCTGCAAACGACCTCATCTCCGAGATTCGTCCCAAGCGTGTGGTGTGGTTGAACTTTTATCCGGATGGGACTTGCGGAGCTTCTCATAGCTCAAAAGAAGAAGCCGACGCACACTCATCTGACATCCGCATCGCCCGTATCCGAGTGGAGTTTGAGGAGGGGCAGTTTGATGAATGAGTACCCTACCCCCGATGAACTAGACACCCTGATCGACCAAGCTCATATGTCCCCGGAACAAGAGGCTTGGTGTGTCATGGCTGTGATGGATTACCGAATGGCTTGCCAGCAGGTTAGGTTGGCTATTGAGTACAACGAGAAGAGGAGCAAGGCTCGTGTCGAATAACCCCCTCGTGTGGACCGATGATCGGTGTGAGGACTTAGAGAAACTCCGGTCACTTCTTTACTTGGTGTCTGGGCTTGAGAACGGAAGTGGGTTTCTGAAGAAGGTGGACGAGGCGATTGGCATTGCCGACTGCTTGATTTACTCAGAATGGAACGGCAGGCCCGGATTCTGTCAGTTCCTCCACGACCTCGCTATCAAGAACCGAACGGAGTTTAAAGGTGAGTAACCTCGACCGTGTAACCGAAGCAGCCCGAGCCATCACCAACCTCGGGCTTCCCGACAACTGTGTGTACTCCAAGCTCACACCATTTGAGCAGTCTGTGGTGCAAGAGTTCATCCAAGCGTGTTTTGATGGGCGACGAGAGCTTCAGGATGTGTGTGACTATGAGACAGTCCACCAAATGGGGTATGATCTCGGCCGAGAAGCGGGCTACGACGAGGGCTATAGCGATGGGAACTCCGATGCACTTGAAGGAGGCGTGTGATGACTAACTGGCGCGATGTGCCTTGCGTCACTTCCCAGTCCGGTCCTTGGGACGATGACGATTCTCTCTACGAGATGGCGGAACAAGCGTGGAACGAGTGCTGGCCGCCCGGACCACTCAAGCAAGAGAGTAAGTCCGCACAGCGCGTTCTCGACCAGCGTTGGCTTATCAAGGTCTTTGCTAACATCGTCAACGAGTACGACGGCCCTCTCTCTGACATCGCCGATCACCTCGGAGACTTCGCGGACAAGTGGATTGAGATGAAGGCTGAGAGTATCCTTGAAGATGCCCGGCATGACGCCGACGAAGCTCGTGCCGATGCGGCTGAGTTCGACAGGGATTATTGGGAGGATCGGTGACGGCTCGATACGTAGCTTGTCCTCTGTGCAAGGCCGAGGGCCGGGACAGTACCGGCAACCACCTCAAGTTGTTCGAGGACGGCAAAGCCGGGTGGTGTATGAGGGGACACGGGCGGGTGGTGTTGGATGGGGAGAGTCAACAAGAGAGGAGGAACGTGAGCACCTATACAAACGCGGTGAACCTGAGCATCATCAAGACGTACCCGATCCAAGCTATCCCCTCTCGTAAGATCAGCGAGGATGTGTGTCGTCTCCTCGGGGTGGTCACTGAGGTAGATGAGACGGATGGCTCCCAGAAGGCTGTGTACTATGCGTATCATGACTCCGAAGGAGAGGTGGTTGGGTACAAGAAGCGCACCCTTCCGAAGGACTTTGCAGTCATCGGTAAACCCAAGGGGTTGTTCGGCCAGAAGGCGTGCAAGCAGAATGCGAAGTTCCTCATCCTTGTGGAGGGTGAGCACGATGTTCTAGCCGGACGGGAGATGCTCCGGGCTAAGGGCAAGGACTGGAACATTGTAGCTATCCCGAACGGAGCTAACGAGGAAGGGAAGCTAGACCCGCAGACCTTGAAGGAGTTGGACTGGATCACCTCGCACGAGAGCGTCTGTATTGCATTCGATATGGACGCACCGGGGCAAGCTACTGCGATGGCAATGGCCGAGGCGCTAGCCTCACAGTGCAAGGTGGGGATGGCTACTCTTCCCCGGAAGGACACAGCCAAGTGTTGGGAAGAGGGCTTGGTGGATGAGTGGTTCAAGGCTATCTCTCATCCGAAGATTTACCGACCGGAGCAGATCGTTGAGGGAAAGGATGTAGACCTTGAGAAACTACTAACCCCGAAGCAAGGTGGTATTGACATTCCCTACCCTAAACTCCAGAAGATGACATGGGGTCTGAGGAAGGGAGAGATCACGCTGCTGACTGCTGGCTCGGGCATTGGTAAGTCCACGTTCTCTCGGGAACTGGCCTATCACCTCATCAAACAAGGCCACACTATTGCCTTCATTGCTCTTGAGACAAGCATGGAGGATGTTGCTCGGTCTTTGATTGCAATGGAGGTAGGTGTCTCCCCAAACAAACTCATGTTCAATCCTGACTGTGTGCCGCGTTCTCAATACGAGGCTGCTTACAAGTACCTCTTTGCCGAGAACCGTGTACACTTGATGAGGCACTGGGGTTCGCTTCAAGTGGATGTGCTCAAGCAGAAGATGCTGTACTTCGCCAAGGCACTCGCGGTTGATTTCATCATCCTTGACCATTGCTCGATGGTGGTCGCAGGTTCTGATGTAGACGAGCGGAAGGATTTGGACCGACTGTTTGAGTCAATGACTCAGATTGTTGTCGAGACAAACGTTGGAATCATTCCGATCATTCATCTTCGTCGAGTGCAGGGAAAGCGATTCAACAAGGGCGACGAGGTAGAGCTTACTGATCTGCGAGGCAGCGCAGGCGCAGAGCAAATGAGCTTCAATGTCTGGGCGCTTGAGCGTAACCAGCAGACCGAGGACGGCAATAAGGACTTGGTAAAGCTACGTGTCCTCAAGAATCGGGCTATCGGGTTCACTGGGTTGGCGGATGTGTTGAGGTACGATCATCAGACTGGTCGGTTGGTTCTACACACCATCGAGGAGTTCGAGCCGCAATGAAAGAATCTCTAACAGCATTTGTCTTTGTCTTGGCTGGGTTTGTGGCAGGCCATGCAGTCTCATCTAAGGCCAGTGAAAACCACCTCATCCGCGACTGCTCCTTGACCGGAACCTACGTCATTAACAACGATACCGTGGTGGTGTGCCAAGTCCTCTCTCGGACAACCACCTCCACACCCCAACCCCAGAGCAAGAAGCCGGAGATTAGTCTATGAGTATGGCAAATCGAGTTAGCTTCTCCGTTGAGACGTTCTCTGATGGAGATGTGTGTTTCTGCCACTATCAGCCAGACGGAGGACGAATCTCTGTATTGGATCGCATGACGGGTTTTGGGTGGATAGATGTCGAGACAGGCTACCGTTGCCCGAGCGGTCAGTTTTGGCTGGCGTCCGACGGGTACGACATTCGCAATCACCTTCACGAGTTGAACTCTGACGAAGAGATGGCCCAGTGGGTCATTGAACGAGCCAACAATTGCCGAGGCGGGCACCACCCGTGGATGAGGGTGGGTGTTCCCTTGGATCGACTCATTGCCAACGAGAATTGGAAACCGAAGCCGGAGGTAACGTTCTAATGAAAACCCGAACAACGCGCGTAACCCTGACAAAGAAATCCATCTCTGATTCCGATTGCTTCGACATCGAGATCATTGATGAGGGTGGTGAGTATCTCGTTGTCTCCTGCGGTATCAACGGAAGCTCCATCTCCATCAACCCCGACGAGTGGCCCTTTCTCCGAGATGCCATCGACCGGATGTTTGAGGAGATTGCGGAGCACGAGTTGGAGGGGGCGAGCGAAGCGAGTGGCGATTCTGGTTGGATTCCTTGGGATGGCGGGGAGTGTCCGGTTGACCCCGATTGCAACGTGCTTGTTCGTCTGAGGAGCGAGGCTTACTCCGATCCGGCAGTAGACCCTCCTCGCAGGGCTGGTGACTACTATTGGAAGTGGGATGGCACGTACCCAGAAGGCGACATCATCGCCTACAAGGTGGTAGACTAAGATGACTCCTGACCACGAAGAGCGTATCGAACGATTGGAGAGGGCGTTGTTGGAGTTGGTGTATTACCACACAGGCGGTATGCATGCTGTTAGCGGGTGGTACACAGGTATCGTAGGAGACTCTTTTGTTTCTGACATCATCGGAGACTTGCTTGACAAATACAAACCCTCGTAACTATGCTGAGTTGGTAGAACGAGTTCGTGAAGATGAGCGGCAATCTTCCCGACGAACCCTAGTCTTTGACGTTGAATCAGATAATCTTCTGCCGCTCTGCACCACCATATGGGTGGTCTGCACCAAGCTAGTCGAGACAGGAGAGAAGAAGTCCTTCCGGGATCGGGACGATTTCGTCTCGTATCTCCGAGAGGTATCACCCACCCACGTTGTCTTTCACAACGGGCTGGGGTTCGACCTCGAATGTCTTGCCCGAGTGTGGAACATCCCGTACACCGTAGGTAAGGATGCCTCTTGGATGGACACCCCTGTGGTGTGGGTTGACACCCTGCTGATCTCCCGCTTTCTTAATGCGGATCGGGTTGGGGGTCACTCGCTTGAGGCTTGGGGTGAGCGGCTTGGGTTTGCTAAGGGCGATCACTCGGACTGGTCCAAGTTCTCGGAGGAGATGCTCCGATACTGTGAGAGAGACGTGGACCTCACCGAGAAGGTGTTGGAGTACTTGGAGCGAGAGATGGAGGAGTACACCCGATGAAAGACTCAGAGTTTCTTGAGTGGATTCACGCCCGACTTGTCAAAGTCTACGGAGAAGATGACCTCGTGGACTATATGTGGAAGCTGCGGGAGGTCACAGCCCGCGTTGCTGTGACGGAGAAGTACCTTGAGGATTTGAAGAAGGTGGGCAATTTCTAATGATGACCGACCAAGAACTTCTTGAGTATGCCGCAAAGGCGGTGGAGCTGGTCAATCCCCGTTATGTGGCGAACACAAGTTGGGGCACAGGCATCTCCCACGGAGATGGGGATGAGGCGTATGTTGTGTGGAACCCCCTCCTCTCCGACGCGGATGCGTTTAGGTTGGCTGCTCATTTGAGATTTGCGATTGACATGGGCGGTATAAACACGCTATCTCAGCAAGTTTATGTCGGCGGCGCCGAGGGATACTTGTCAAGCGAAGACATAGGCGAGGACATTCTCAAAGCCACTCGTCGCGCTATCGTCCGAGCAGCAGCAGAGATTGGGAGGAACATGACCGAATGACTCTCGATGAACTCCTAGCGTGGCAACCGTACAAAGTCTTTGAGATGGACTCTTGGCTCATGGGAATGCAGGAAGCGTGTGGAATAGGGTTCGACATCGAAGGGGCTAAGGCTCTTGTCGAGCGTATCGACCGGGAGATGACAGAGATCGCTTCAGAGATTGAACCGCAGCTCCCTCCCCGCCATTTGAATAAGGGAGAGCTAGACCAGTGGCGTATCCCGGCGAAGCCGTGGAAGAAGGATGGTACTCTTTCATCTTCGATGGTTAAGTGGATGGAGAGGGTTGGGGCGAAGTACGTGGGAGTGGAGTACACGGAGCAGTCATCCGTCCTGTTGGACGGGGAGATGTACCCGATAGTGGGGGGTACTCCTACTAAGACACATGGGCCGATGCGGTTGGCGAATCAAGATGATCTAAAAAACTTCCTCATGGCTCAGGGCTGGGAGCCGACCTTATTCAATTTCAAGCGGGACGAGCGAGGCAAGCCAGCGCGTGACGAACGTGGGCAGGTTATCTTAACTACACCAAAGCTCCAAGAGAATGGGAAGCTGTGCCCTAACTTGGAGGAGATGGCGGGAGAGTTGGTGCGTCCTGTTGTCCGATGGGCGTCGCTTAGGAATCGCAAGTCCGTGCTGGAGGGGTGGCTTGAGGATAAGCGTCTTCCGTTTGATGGTCGGTTGAGTGCAGGGTCTAGCGGGGTGACGCCCACCTTTAGGCAACGGCATGTCAAGATCGTCAACTTGCCCAAACCTGACGCTACCGTAGTCCTTGGCGAAGAGATGCGTTCCCTGTTCATCCCAGCCACCGAGGGGTATGTGTTCGTTGGGTTTGATGCAAGCGGCTTGGAGAACCGAGTTGAGGCACACTACTGCATGCGTTATCGAGGAGGCAAGGAGCACGCAGCTAACATCCTTGATGGCGACCCTCATACCAAGAACGCCTTTGTGTTCTACGCTGATGACATTGAAGCCAAGTTTGGGTTGCTCACTGTGCCGTCTGAGCCCGAGGGATTGAAGGCGCTCAAGGAAGACCCGAAGTTCAAACCTCTGCGTAGTCGGTCGAAGAATGGCCGCTACGCTTTGTCGTTAACTCCATAGCGACACCGAGTAGGAATGCTCGGTACAATTAATCTGGTGAACTCAGGGGAAATCCAGACCGGACAATCCTGAGCCAAGCGAAAGCCTTGACAAGATGCCTCTAAGGTTGTACAATATGGACTCCTACCCTGACTACGGAGTTTGTATGAAGACATTCAAAGAGAAGCCTTGTAAACTGTGCGACACTGTGTTCCAGCCACAAGCTCCTTGTAATCTCTATTGCTCTGCTGAGTGTGCAGACAAGGTGGCAAGAGAGAAGGCAAGAATCAAGAGCTACAACAACTGGGTGCGACAAGCCGAGAGAGAAGGTCGTTCTCATGTTGTTGGTGTGGGCAAGGGTGGTAGTAACAAGAAGTTCATGGATCACCCGCAGTATAAGAACGGCCTCGGCCAGTTTGCCAGACTGCGTGAGGAAGTGAAGAAGCGAAGGTACTGCGAGCGGTGCTCGAAGGACTTGCAGGACGCCTCTAACTTTCACTGGTGTGTCCACCACATCGACCACGACAGGACTAACAACGTGATCGAGAACCTTGAGCTTCTTTGCAAACGCTGCCACCAACTAGAACACGAGTGCTGGAAGGCTTTTGAAGGTGCAACGACTATCCCGGAAGGGAGTAGGGACGAGTGTCCCGAAGCGCCAGACACCCAGAACGGGTGATGATATAGTCTGATCTTACCGGGAACGGTAAGCTGCCGAAAGGCGGGGGAGGAGTAACGACCCTTCCCGAACACAAATGATGGATGTTCCCCCGCAAAGCTGGCCAAGACCCTCGGTTTCCCTGAGAGCCGTGGCAAGGAGCTGTATGATGCGTTCTGGGACAACAACCCCGCGTTGAAGGAGCTGAAGGATCGTCTCGAACAGCATTGGGAAGGGAACGGTAAGACATGGATTCGAGGGATTGACGGTCGCCGAATCATGACCCGCTCTAGGCACAGCCTTGTGAACTCATTGTTTCAAGGTTGTGGAAGCGTTGTGATGGAATACGCCATTGCATTTCTTCACAAGTGGCTTGGCCCTCTGACTGTTGACAAGGCTGGACGAAGCGGGTACGATTACAAGTCCACGAGAGTCTACCGCGTCGGGTTCTTCCACGACGAACTGCTCATGGAGTGCCACCCGGACGTGGCTGAAGAGATCAAGGAGATGGGGATGCGTTCAATCCGGAAGGCTGGTGAGTTCCTCAAGCTGGCTGTCCCGTTGGATGCGAGTGGTGCGATCGGAACTAGGTATAACGAGGTTCATTAAATACAAGGCACTGAGGACTTATGAAGATCATCAACAAGAGCGGCAATGAGAAATGTAGTTCGGAAGATAGCTTCTATGTGCTGCTGTCTCCAGAGGCTAACGACTTCTGGATTGGCGACGACTTCCGATGTGACACTGCGGTGAAGTATTACACCGAAGAAGGAGCGATTGAAGACGCTGAACCCGACATGGTTGTCGCCAAAGTCACACTTGTAGCAAAGATTGTTTAACCACCGCCAACCAACACGAGGACACGCCACACATGGCTTTCACTTTTCAAGCCCCGAAGGGCAACGCTAACAACAGCAGCCGCCAGTCCAATGTGGACTACGATTCGCTGAATGAACACATCTTCCTGAGCACCACCGCTGGTAAGAAGAAGTCTGTGCCGGGCATCATCTCGGGACTCTATGATCTGGGCATCCAAGCGCGAGAGGATGCTATCGAAGACTTCAACCCCTCGAAGAAGTACCCCGAGGGCCACGAGGTCTACGAGGAAGGCACCAAGACGATGGTCCGCTATCCTCGCAAGCCGTGTCGGATGGTAGCTATTGCCTGTGACTTTCCCCAGTGGCAGGTTGACTACGCCAAGTTCTTCCGAGGAGAGAGCGCACCCACCCCGTACCGGATGCTGCTCAACAGCACTTGGTTCGTGTGGGATCAGGCAGAAGGTAAGAAGGTCCAGACGGTGACGGGCTTCCCGCTGACTCTGGTCAAGGATGATGACGGCAGCTGGGGTGTTGCCCGCAACAGCAAGCTCCACGCTCTGGCCGAGGCTACCGACTGCTTGGATGCTAATGGACGGTTCCTGCCCGAGAACCTCGGCCTCTTGCTGGGCAAGGCTGCTCAGTTTCAAGTGGAGGTTGTGCTCACTCCGAGTAAGGATGGTTCGAAGAAGTACCTCAACGAGCGTATCAAGCTGGCGGGTGTGATCCCCGAGGGCCTTCCGGTTCCTGAGCTGGATGAGTCGTACATTCACGGAGTGAACTTCGACGGGGAGAATAGCCCCGACATGTTGAAGACGGTGCGCAAGGTGGTGAAGGATACGATCAAGCGGGCTCTTAACTTCGAGGGAAGCGCCATCCAGCAGGCTCTGGCTAGCATCGAATCCGAACCCCCCAAGACCCC